CGCCCATCCGTAGCCGAGGCGATGTATCCGCACTTGGCTCAGAACCGAACCTAAGACCCGCCCCAGAGGGGACGAACTGCAAAGCACAGAGGGTATCAAAGGTGAACTACCACTTAGCTTAACCCCCTCAGAGGACAACCAACCATGGCTGTAATCGGCTCTACCGCCCTTACCTACGCCGACTGGGCGAAGCGTATGGACGACGGCTACAAAGTCGCATCCATCATCGAACTGCTTTCGCAGACGAATGAAATCCTCGATGACATGATGGTCGTCGAAGGCAACCTCCCGACCGGGCATAAGACCACGATCCGTACGGGCATTCCCCAAGCGACTTGGCGCCTTCTGAACTCAGGTGTCCCCAATGCCAAGTCCACCACCGCTCAAATCACCGACACCTGCGGCAACCTCGAAACCTACTCGGTGATCGACAAGGACATCGCTGATCTGAACGGCAACACCCCGGAGTTCCGTCTTTCGGAAAGCCGCGCCTTCCTTGAAGGTATGTCCCAACAGGTGGCCGCTACGCTCATCTACGGCAACCAGCTTGTGAACCCCGAGCGCTTCACCGGCTTCGCCCCGCGCTACTCCACCAAGACTGTAGCGAACTCCCAGACCGCAAACAACGTCCTCGATGGTGGCGGCACCTCCAACACCAACACCTCCATTTGGGTGATGACTTGGGGTATCGACACCAACCACGCGATCTTCCCCAAAGGGAAACTGACCGGTCTGCAACAGCGAGACATGGGTGAGTGGCCTGTCGCTGACTCCGTCGGTAACACCTATCAAGCCTACCGCGAACACTTCAAGTGGGAGATCGGCTTCGCGCAACGCGATTGGCGTTACATGGCTCGCATCTGCAACGTGGACGTTGCTCAGCTGACCGGCGTCTCGGCCGCGAACTTGATCAACCTCCTCGTCCGCGCCCTCTACCGCCTCCCGACCGCGCCGGTCTCCGCGACAACCGTGCAAACCTCTGACACCCCCGCGGTTCGCGCCGACATGGGCCGAACCGTCATCTACTGCAACCGCATCATCCGTACCTACCTCGACTTGCAGGCGATGAACAAAACCAACGTCCTCCTCCGCATCGAGGAGTTCAACGGCAAGCCCATCACCACCTTCCGCGGCATCCCCATTCGCACCTGCGACGCAGTGTTGTCGAATGAAGCTCAAGTAACCTAAGGAGAAATGAAATGATTCTCGATGGACTTCTTCAGTTCACTGCCGCGGCATTCGACGTGCCGACCACTGGCTCTCAGGTCTCTACCAACCAAATCGACCTAGGCCTGCTTGGCATCCCTCTCTCGGCTCAAGGTGGCGGCGCCCGTGACATCGGTATTGGTGACGACCCAGCGATGAAGCTCTTGGTCATCGTCGCTGTGGCCTTCACTGTCGGCACCTCCCTGCAAGTGAATGTTCAGGGCGCGCCGGACAACGGCTCAGGTGCTCCAGGCTCCTACGTCATCATGGCCTCCGGGCCTGTTGTGATAGAAGCCAACCTCATCATCGGTGCGCGGCTACTCGACATCGATATGCCGCGCCCGGCTCCGGCCCAGCCCCTTCCCCGCTTCATCCAGCTGGGCTATGTCACCGTCGGTACCCACACTACGGGTAAGCTCCAGGGCTTCCTCGTCCTCGACCGACATGACATTCCGGAGCAAGCCAACGCAATCCTCGGCGGCTATCCCGCCGGCATCAACGTTGCGAACTGAGGAGCAAACCATGCGTAGCATTCTCCGAACCGCTCTGCATGGTCTCATCTTTGGCGCCCTTGCTATTGCAGGGGTGGCCTTGGCTCAGACCATCAGCACATCAGTCCAACTGTCCCAGGACCCCCGTGGGCCTTACGGTGTCGACACCAACCAAAACCTCTACATCCAAAACAACCGACACTTGTTGACCTCCAACAACTCTGCCGCGCCGCCTGTGCTCTCGGCTTGCATCACAGGTGGTTCCCCCACCCTTGTTGGAACTGACTTCTTCGGAGTCATCACGGCAGGTACAACCGCTTCGACCTCCTGCGTTGTCACCTTCGGCGCCGCGTTTATCACCGCGCCTAACTGCGTGGTGTCATGGCAGACTGGGCCCCTTGCAGCTATGTCATGGACCACTTCCACTACGGCCCTGACTATCACTCAGACTTCGAATGCGTCTTCGAAGATCGCCTACAGCTGCACCTCGGCATCATAAGGAACCTGATGATGACCAAACTTCGCACACTTCTGGCGGGGGCCCTTCTGGCCCTTGCCGTGGCAAGCCCAGGTATCTATGCGTGGGCCCAACAGCTGATCTCCAATACCCTTACGGGTAACGAAGTCATTGTCGGGGCTGTAGGTGGCCCCGGTGGTTCCTCAATCTTCATCCCCGTAGGCGAGCTTCGAAACGCTACAGGGATGAAGACCTTCTCCGGGGCCGGTACCCCAACCTATCAGATGCTACCCTCTGATAGCACCTTGTTCTGGGTCGGTGCTGCTCCAACTTCATGGACCATCACCACACCCGTGGCTCCATACGATGGTCAAATCCTTCAGATCGCCACTGACACCACACTCACCAGCATGGTGACTCTGACTCCTGCCTCAGGTCAAACTCTTCAAGCTGCGTTCAGTGCTCAGACAGTCACTGCGGGCACTTCGCTTGAATGGATTTATACTATAGCCACAACCAAATGGCAAAGGCTACGCTGATGCGAAAACTCTGCGCCGCACTCTTCATCTTCTTTGGCCTGCTCAGTGCGGCGCAGGCCCAGGGTCTTGGGGCCCAAACTATCATCTGCAACAAAGTGGTTGCCTCTGCCACGCTAGGAGCTGGTACTACCCAACTAGTTGCAGGTAACACCGGCTCTCTCATCCATACCTGCGGCTTCATCTTCGAAGGCATCGCAGCAGGTACGGTCCAACTAGTCTACGGCACAGGCTCAAGCTGTACCAGTCCTGTGTCTATCACAGGCGTCTTCGTCACCTCAACAACCTCTCTTGTCGTAGATCATATAGCTTCAGCCTTCACCTCAGGAGGCCTAGGTCAATCGCTTTGTGCCATCGTCACCGGTGCGGGAGCAGTAGTAGTGGATGTGTACTATGCGCAGCCTTAAGCTCTTCCTCACCTTCCTTCTAGCCTTTACCCTCCTCTGCGCCGGCCCCGCGCGTAGCGAGAACACTGTTGGCCCAACAGCCCAAATCCTATGCAACAAGGTCGCACAGCTTCCAGCTGGGCCTACAGCTCTGACCCAAATGATCGCTGCGGTTGCGGGGCAATCCATTTTCATCTGTGGATGGCATGTCACCAACACAGCCGCGACTGGGGTTTTCTCATTCTCCTATGGCACCGGAGCCAACTGTGCCTCTGGCACTACGCCTGTGATCCCTCTCACCAACGTGACCTCATCGGCCCCCTCTGCGGATCATATCTCTTTGGCTTCGTTTCAAATCCCAGCGGGTAATGCCTTCTGTATCACCCCGATCGCCACCATCTCTGCCATTGTCTATTACTCTCAATTCTAACCCCGAAAGGAAAAGCCATGCGTTGGAAACTAACCGAAGCTCACTACCTGAACGTCCCCGGAACGAAGTGGGAGTTCACAATCCAGAACCGCGTCACAGGGAAGCCCCAGCGGAAGACCTTCGACGTCCCGCTCTATCTCGATCCTGAAGTGGATTCGGACTGGAACGTCCGCGAAGGCTTCGACGGTTACATCGCAGTGTGTCATGAAGGTAAGGGGAACCCCAATGACATCACCTTCCTCGGTGACCCCACTCCAGGGATGCTTCCTCTCGACGATGAGGCCCGGGCCCTAACGGCGAAGTTCGCGTGGAAGCCCACTACCGGAACGGATGAGGAAGCGAAGATGGCTTCCTTCGGGAACCAAATCCTCAACGGGCTCATCGATCAGATGTCTGACATTCAGACCAAAGCAACTCAGGCCCAGTCTGTGCAGGGGATGGACCAGCTCATCGCTGTCATGACCCAGATGATGGCGCAGCAGGGGGAGCTTATTGCGAAGCTTGCCAATCCCATGATGGTAGCTGCGCCCAGTCTCCACCCTGAACCTCATCCGGATCAAGCAGTGGACGTGGAAGAGCGCCTCGACGAAGCTGAGCCCACTGAAGAAGAGATCTCTTGGGCTGCTAAAGCCGCGGCCGAACGCGAAGCCGCTTCCAACCAAAAGGCCGCTGCTCGCATGGCCTCAAGGAGAATCTGATGCCCATCCTCGGAGGCGTAGGCGGCTCGCAGGTCTTCTCCTCTGCCTCTGGGGGGAAGGTTTATGGATATAACAATATCAACGAAACAACCGCGAGGGTGGTAGCCCCAGCCAACCCCTCGCGGCAGAAGATCAGCTTCCATAACCCTGGGGCGCAGGACATCTTCATCGCTCCGGTCAACGTCCAGAATGTCTTGGGGACAGTTCCCTCAGGACAGGGCTCCGACGTCGCTCTTGTCTTGTCTAACGCTGCCCTTGGCGGCTCCCGCAGGGTCTATGGCAACGGC